GCCACTCTCAGTGGACTGCTATGGACACAAAAAAGCCCGCAAAGTTTTCACCTTGCGGGCTCTTAGGACTTCGATGATGGTTCTGGTAACCATCAACCAAGAATTTTGGTGGGCTGGCGGAGTCTGATTTAATGTTTTAATATCATGTTTTTATTGATTAATTTTTGATTCAATTTTTGGCGATATACCTATACGTATACCAATTACGCCTATAAGCCCATTAGTGGATGCCACAAAAACTTTGTCTCATACACTGCATAAGATTTAGATATCGTGGATTTTATGTAAATACACGTATAGGATTTGTCTTACTATCTCAATCATAGATCTCCTCAAGCAAAGGGAACAGCTGATGACAAACTTATATAAATTTATGGGCGCTGATGTGGCCGATAAGCTAATGATGGATGAAAAAAATATAGGTATAAAGTTTTCTCCATTAGAGCAATATAATGATCCCTATGAGTTTTTTCTCACTATCGATTTCAATCGCACTTCCGCAGAGTTAGCATTTTATAATGAAATGATCGGTATGGTAACAAAGCAACCCGCTACTTGTTTTACTAAAAGTCCTGTCATTCCTCCCATGTGGGCACATTATGGAGGAAATTCATCTGGTTTTGTTATAGAAATTAATGAAGAAAAGTTTGAGAAATATATAAAGGATATTGGTTTCGATGAATACACATCAATTGCAGATGTTGAGTATAGAGATTTACCAGATGATGCAATTGAAGATACTCTGGCTAGAGCATTCCACATTGGTAAGCCTCGCTATGTTTATTGGCTGCAATCTTATATAAGACATGCAGCGTACTTGACCAAACAAACCTGTTGGAGTTATGAGCAAGAAAGACGAGTTATTGTTGAGGAAAGTGCACTCACAAAAATTAATGACTGGTTAATGCTTCTACCTGTACCTATTAATTGTATAACTGCGATTATAGTCGGTCATAAATCAGATGAACAATTGAAACAAAAAATACGGAATTTAGCTAAAAAAGCTAAATGTGGATATTTTGAAATGGTAATAGGGAAAATTACCACGACACCTTTTCTTTTATCTAAAAACCTCAAATCTCACCAATTTATCGGAGGAAGAATAGAACCGGTAAGCTATCAATGTAAACAGTGCCATGAGCCATTAATTGCCGAAAGTAAACTTTGTGGTTGGTGTGGTATAACTGACCGTGATGTTGAGATGGCTGAAAGGAGAAATTCATTACGAATGATTGCACATTATGGTGGCCTAGAAAACTATGTTGCCTCTATGAGAGCCATTGCTGATAGGTTTAATAATCGTTAATACTCTGAGTCTAAAGGTTAATTCCATCTTATAATTAGCGAGTTAACTAACAATAGGCTTTGTTTGAAAAAACTTTATACTAATCATTTTAAATAGGAAAAACTTCATGGCATTTAAATCTAAAATTGCTGAAATGATAGCTTATAGAGCAGCATATATTTGTAGTAACCCATGTTGTAATACGTTAACGATTGGTCCCTCTCATGAGGATACTAATTTAAAAAATAAAAAAGGAGAGGCTGCCCATATTTATGGTGAGAAGAATGGTGCTGCAAGATATACTTCTAATTCGAGTGTTAATATTGAAGGTATCGAAAACGGAATTTGGCTTTGCGCCAATTGCCATACTTTAGTTGATAAAAACCAAGGGGTTGATTATAAATCTGAGTTGCTTTTTGAATGGAAGAAAAACCACGAGGAAACTATATCATTGCTGTTAAGAACTCATAAAAGTCCACTTCCTCTTATCTATAGGCAAACTAGCAATCGAAAAATTGCTCAAAATATTGTTGACTATATTTCAACAAAAGGCGCCTATTTTCAGGATTTTTCAATTGAAAATCCAGTTCTTGTCATTGCCTCAGTAGATCAAGTTAGGAGGATGATTCAAAGGGAATTGCGTGAAATTGATTCTGATAAGAGGTTAAAGGAAATAATTAACAGTATTCAAAGAGCTAATAGGGAATTCATGAATGAATTATCAAACGATAACACTTTAATTGATGCATATTTAACTGTATTGCGTAATAGAGTAGGAATTCAGCTAAAAAGGCTTTGCGAAGAAATTGGATGTACTGTAACTGGCGACATTACCAGGATTATTCCTTAAGGTTGTATTAGCATGTCTATGCTGATATTTTATGTCTTATGGTTAATTAAAATGCCAAGTGTAGTAGCTTTAGATATAATACAGTCTTAATTTTTAATATCACTAGCTTTTTCTTAAAATTGAATGATAGTGAATTTATATTAAAATATTTTTTTGCTATCACTTAATAAAATTACTATAAATTTGACCTTTAGAACTGTCTGAAATATAAATTTTACAAAAAAGGTTAAGTTGAGTTAGTAGTTTTAAGTCATAACTCTTACGTTGTAAGACACCCAAACGATAATGAAACAAAATTCAAAAGTAATTGGATGGTCAAAAGCTATTTGCATCAAAAAAGATTTTTGAAAAAATAGTTCACACTGTTCACTTGCGATTTTTATTTATTAATATCAATAACTTATCTGATGACAGATAAATGTAGGGTGAAGGATATCATTCATCACCGGTGAAGTTCATGTATATAAAACCGGCTTTCGCCGGTTTAGATAGTCACGCTGCTGCAGGGGCGTCGCACTTCGGCAGCCAGTCGGCGCTGCTTTCTTCCGTCAGGTCAAGGTTGGTCTGAACCCCCAGCTTTGTGCGCCGCTTCATGTAGTGCTGTCCGTATTCACGCATAATGCTTTCTAGCGACAGGCCAAACATCTTCATGCTGAGCGGATTCTTGTAGCCGTTGGCCTCCATATAGGCCAGATAGGCATGGTAGAGATAACGCCTGGGCTGAAGCGGCCTGATACTGGCATTCCCCATGTAAAGCGCATTTGGCTCCGGTGTCGTGAACAGGTAGCCGCAGAAGTCCACCATCGGATCTGCATCGCGCTTGATGCGCATGGCCTCGTCGGAGTTCTGCTGCGACTGAAGCAGCGACCGGGCCTGCTGTGGCTGGCTGAACTGCTGCATCAGCTGGCGCACGATAACGGCCAGCTCACCGCTGATTTTTTCCTTCAGCTGCGGGTCACGCTCGTCTGCCGGGATGATTTCCGGGAAGTGCAGAATCACCCGGCGGCGCGACACGCCCCCGCTGCGGTCGGTGAAGCGCATCGGGTTGTTGTTCACCGCCAGAATCACCGCCGGAATGTGGGTTGAGTAGGCGTCGCGATACTTCGGGTCAACGGATACCGCATCGCCGCCGGTAATCGCCTTGATGCCCGCGCCGTCTCCGCTCCACTTTTCCTGGTCGGGCAGGATAATCAGCGAATACCCAATCACCGCCGCACGTTCGCGCGACGACTCCAGCGTTTCGATAGTTGCTGAAGTGGTGTTGTCCGTTCCGGCCAGCATGGTGGCGATTTCCGCCATGATGCTCTTGCCGCTGCCGCCGGGACCGGTGACCTCCAGAAACAGCTGCCAGTCGTAGCGGTTCGCCAGCACCATAAACAGCGCGGCCAGAATGATGTCGCGTTTGGCCGGGTCACGTCCGGCGGCGCGGTCGAGCCACTGCCAGAAGTGCGGCGCATGGTCCGCCAGCGTTTCGCCCTGAACGGGCTTCGTGTAGTCCACCTCGCTGACAGTGCGCAGCCAGAAGTCTTTACTGTGCGGGCTGAAGCCGCCGGTGCGGGTGTCCAGCACGCCGTTACGGAAGCCAATCAGGCGGCGCGCCGGGTCAGCCTGCTGCGGCAGCATCAGCTTCAGCGTGTCCACCACGCCCGAAATCTTGCCCGCCGAAAACGGTGCGCGCAGGCGCTGGAACAGCTTCGCCACGTCGCGCTCAAACTGCTTCCCGGAAATCACCTTCCACGCGCCGGAGCGGTAACGGGACAGAATTTCCCCGCTAGCGTCCACGGCCAGCGCGCTGCGGTAGTGCTCCGCCACACGCTCCGCCTTTTCGCTGGCGCTCATGGCTGAAAATTCCGCCTCGCTCATCACGTCGAACGGACTGGCGGCGGGCGGCATGGCGGCTTCGGCCAGCGCCCGCCGGGTGCTTTCCTCACCGTGCTGCATGAAGACGTCATTCCAGTCGCCGAACACCGGCGGCAGGGCTACGGCTGCGCGGCTGGCTTCGGCTGCCTGCTTTGCTTTCGCCTGGCCGTCGCCGTTAAGGTCGCGGTCGGCGGCAATCAGCAGCGGCAGCGCGGCGTGCTTTTCACGGGCAAGGCCAGCCAGAGAAAGGAGGTTGACGGACGACAGGGCAATCCACACCTCATCCCCGGTCAGGTTGTGCACCGTCAGGCCGGTGGCGTAGCCCTCCGTCAGCCAGATGCGCTCTGCCGGTTTGCCGGTGCTGAGAATGTGGCACGCACCTTTTACCTGGCCGCCCTTCAGCGTGCGCTTCTCACCCGCAACGTTAATCAGCTGCACGTTCACCAGCTGTCCGCCCGTATCGTGCAGGGGAACGAGCAAATCACCGGCACGATAGGCCGTGAGCGCGACTTTCTGCGGCTTCGCCAGCGTCAGGCAGGGTTGATCAGGCAAGCCTTTGCGGGACAGGTAGGCGTTGCCGGTTGACTGCTGCGCAGTGCTGACCAGCTGCCGCGCCTGCTTCACGGCGGCGGCGCGTGCGGCTTCGTTATCTTCGCCCGGGCTGGCGGCAGGCATGCTGTCCACCGGCGGCAGGCTGCCGGTCAGGCCGTTTACCCGCGCGGCGGCTTCGGTCAGGCTCAGTGAGAGTGCCTTTTTCACCAGGTCCATGCCGTCGCCGGCACCGCACTGATTACAAATCCACGTGCCGCGTCCCTCCTGGTCGTCAAAGCGGAAGCGGTCGGTTCCGCCGCATACCGGGCAGGAGGTATGGCGGTTCTTTACCACCTTTACGCCCAGCGCGGGCAGGATGCGGGGCCAATGGCCCCGCGCGGCTTTTGCCGCGTCTGATACTGTCATTTTCATTGTTCTTTTCTCCCTCAGTGCAGCACCGGCGCGTCTTTGAGACGCCCGCAGAGTTCATCCATCACCACCTGTCCCAGAAAGCTCAGGCACGGGGCCGACTTGAGCGGCCCGGCGACCAGCAGGTCGTCGAGCAGCGCGCAGGCAATTTCCTGACCGCGCTGGCGTCCGTGCTGGCGCAGGTAGAAGCCCTCTAACTCGGTTTCAATGGCGTGCTCCAGACGCGCCAGCGTCAGGCCGGGATAGCGCTTCTGTTCGCGGCAGACGGTCAGCCAGGCGCAGGCCACCGCGCGGCGGGACAGCGCGGACCGCAAGTCGGGGGAAAGGGTACGTGTGCTCATGGCTTAACCTCCCCGTTCATCCAGCCGTCCTGACAGCGGCTTACCACTCCGTCCAGCTGCTCGGTGATGAGGAAAATCAGCGAGTTCAGCTGCGCCTGCTGTGTGGCCGGTGGCTGCTCGTGGCACTCCTGAAGCAGGGTCATGTCACTTATAAAGCGCCCGGCGTTGCGAAGGTGCTCAAGGCGTAACAGGTCGGCGTGGGAAATGGTGGCGTGAGTCATGCGAGCACCTCCCGGACCGGCAGGCGGGCGGCAAGGGACAGTACGTAATCGCGGGCCAGCATCAGGCGGGCGGCGCGTTCGTCAGAGGCAATAGTGCGGAGCATGTGGATACGCTGCTGGCGCTCGGTACGGCGCACGGCGGCAAAGACGAAAACAAACTGGGGGTAGGGGGAATTAAGGACCGTAGCCATGAGGGCAGTCTCCAATGTTAGTAGCTTACAGCCACCACCGGAAACGCCAATTTCACTGGTGGTAGCCCAGACGGGGTTGGCGTAACCGGCAACATTGGAAACCGGCGCTTCGTGAGAAGCCCCCGCCTGAGCCACCATTACGCGGTAGGTACGACAGATACAGAACCGTCGCCCGAAAAATGGGTGCATCAGGGCACAGACACAAAAAAAGACGCGAGGCGCGTCTGGTGTCGCCAACGTTGTATTCAGGACGCCAATCCCGGCTGCCGATTTTGCGACAGCAGAAAGACTGTACCAGGGAATGGCCCCGGCGCGCAAGCCGGGGAACACAGGAAAATGCAGCATGGCGGAAAATCTCAACAATTGGTGAAGATCATGCTGCACGTTCCTGACCGCGTGCGGCGATGCGTGCATTCATCCAGGCGCTGACCTCGCTGGCAAGCCACGCGACGTTTTTGCCGCCAAGCGATACCTGCGCCGGAAAAGCACTGCGGCTGATGAGGTCATAAATGGTTGAGCGGGACAGGCCGCAGACGTGGATCACTTCCGGCAGGCGCATAAAGCGCTCCTGGACCGGGAATGATACCGGCATGGCAGGGGCCGCCGGGGCCGATGAATGAGCGTTTGAAGTCGTGTGCATGAGCTACCTCTTTTGTATCCGTTATGCGCCGCACAGGTGTGTACGGCATCGGGTAGCTCTTTATTTTGCGAATATTTTTGCCGGTGACAACAACAGAAATCTGTCTGACCGATTGCACAAAAACCACATAAACCATAGGTGTACGTGAACAGTACTAAATATTACTAAAGAGGGATAGTAAGGTTTTATCCAATAACTTTAAGTTTGCTTCGGTCGGATTTTAAAAACTACTCATTCTAAAAGGTGAGCCAAGCCAAAATCCTTCTGATGAACAATGGTGAACAGAGGGTGAAGGATTACTTTTTCACTCTTCACCCCTTAATCTACTGTATTTACTCTTATTTTATCCCTGGTGAAGAATAGTGAAGGATTTATATAAAATTGAAATCTGATATCAGCCTTCAGTGAGACCTTTTCCTGGCTCGCCAAAAGTAAAGCTTTTGTCTGGTTCGTCATACAACGCCCTGCGGTAGAAGCTGCTGTGCCAGACCTGGCACAATTGACTTACTGAAACCAGCCGACAGGAAACGAGATGGCCCTGAAATGTCCCGAATGTGGTCAGGTAGCCTACACCCGCACCAGCGCTTATGAAGCGCCCTCCGTAAAGCGTACCTGGTACCAGTGCCAGAACCTCGACTGCTCCTGCACGTTCACCGCGCTGGAGAGCGTCGAGAAAATCATCATGAAGCCGCACAGGCCCAAGGTCGCAGAGCCGGAACAGCAGAATGACGTACCGGTTCGCCAGCCGCAGACGCTTGGCCGCTATGGTTCAGCAAGCGCCCGCAAAGACCGCCACGCACAGCCCTGACAGAGAGGAAAAACAGCATGACACAGCAGAACATGACAGAAGAAGAGATGAAGGCAATCGCTGAACTCGTTGGCTCGCTCGTAGCAAAAAGCCAGAAACCGCTGCAGGATGCGGGGTGGCTCCTGAAGCTGCCCGAAGCCGACGTTATCAGCCATACAACCGCGCTGGTAAAGAGTCTTCCTGCTGGCTGGCAACCCCGCGTCCAGGACCTCCAGGGTAAAATGCTGGCCTGGCTGGAAGCAAAGCAGGCAGAAGCCGCAGCTGAAGACACCATCAGCGCGTTGCGGCAGAGCAAAACCGAAACGGAGCAGGCAAGCCAGGACAACCGGGCGCGCTTTCGTGAACTGCTTGAGCAGAACGGCGGCACCGTCACGCCGGAAATGAAAGCGCTGCGCGCAGAATATCTGGAGCAGCAGGAAACGGCATCAGACCTTGCTGGGTTGATTGCCGAAAAAGAAAAGCAGTTACCTGCTCTGACCGACGCCACCGGACGCAAAGCCAATGCCTACGTGTTCTGCCACGAGGGCATCATGGACGAGCGTATCGACACGCTCATTGATGAATTTTTTATCGTCCATGGTGTTGAACTTGGCAGTCTGCTCAGGATGAAGTACAGCCAGTTTGAGCGGAATGGCTCAGTCTATGCGCCGGGCGTTATCGAAGGTGCAAACGATGCAGATACGCTGTATCGAAAATTTGCAGTGAACCTCATTGAAGAGTGGACTCATAAAAAACTGCCGTTGAAATTCCGGGATGACGTCATCAGCCTGACCGGCGCTTACCCGTTCAGAGGGGCCAGAACCGACAGGCGCAAGCGCAAAATTTTCTGAGCCAGAGAGATAACACCTGACTGATACCCGGCTACACGCCGGGCTTTTTTGTGTCCGCTAATCACCGAAGTGAGCGTGCATGTCTATGCTGCATGAAAACGCATGAGTCTAAGGCACCACGGAACGGCGGGAAAGACCAGCTGCGGCGCGGCGCGGAGCTACTCATGCAGGCGCATGAAAACCGCTACATGAAGTGCGCAGGCGTGGCGGGGCTACGAGCGCGCGCAACGCCGCTTAGTTACAGATCTTTCCTTAGGCCAACATTATTTTTTTACTCTAGACTGCATTCGTAAATTTTCTACAGCCTGATTCAAATCTACTTTTCCGTTTGCTGCCGACCATCGTTCCCAAAATGGTACGGTGGCGCTCCTTGGCTCATGTTGTGGCTTATCCATTTTAATTCTAGTAGGCAATAAGGTTGCATCTCCTACTACAACTGCTTCACCTACATCAAGCGTAGGCAATACTTCCATCAGGCTTTCAAGGCTTTCGGGCAATAGTTGTTTAACAACGGATTGATCGGTTTTATTGGATAGCCGCATGCTTATTATATTGCTGCATTGACTTAAGATGGTTGTACTTACATCTGATGGTCTTTGACTTACGACAAATAAACCTACCCCATATTTTCTTCCTTCTTTAGCGATCTTCTCAAAGTTTTCCAAAGCTCTTTTTTCCATTGGCCCAACCAAGGATGAGTGGTTAGGGAGATAAAGATGGGCTTCGTCGCACACCATTACTACCGGGTGTCGCATATCACTGTTTTCACCTGGGTCAGTCCAGAATTGTATTTGATATACAATTCTAGCAACTAGACTAATCACTACCGGTAATATGTCTGACGGAACTTCAGAAAAATCAATTATTTTTATCCCGCTATTGATACTGTCATTTTTTTCGCCAAAGCCTAATAGTTTTTCGGCAATTTGAAACAGTGAGGAGTATTCATCATATGTCGGTGGTGCTTTGTACATAAATGCATACCGGCGATCGTTTATTTTAGTTTTTAACCTAATTAAAAACCGTGAGAGTTTACCGTGCAAGGGACCTTTTTCTGTTTTAGGTTGTCCTTTTTTTGCTCCAGTAGCATAAAAATCTCCTGTCTCTTTTTCATCATTATTTTTGTTTTCTAAAGAATCAAGAAGCTCATTAATGTTAAAAGGTATAGGCGTGTCTACAGTAAAACCATCATAAAGTTCATTTTTTTCAAGTTTAGCTAAAGCATTCTTTTTAGTTTCAATTATTGAATCCATTAATGCAATTGCTTGGTTAGGTGCGTTCTCGCCAGACCGATCGACGAAAATTGATTGCATCTCATCAAAGTTAAGTAACCAGAATGGTAAGTAAATTATTTCATTAAGACCTTCGTTGTTCTCATTAGGTCCTGCTATCTTAAATTTCTTAGCGAAGTTCATTGTTGAGTATTCGCCATGTAAATCAAAAACGATAATGTTCGAATCTTTCAATTTGGCAGCTTGCTCAAGTATTGAAGCAACTGTAAAAGACTTGCCAGATCCAGTGCTACCTAATAAAGCGGCGTGACGCTGGAAAAGTTTATTGCCGTCTATGAATGCATTAGCTTTACCATCGAGCGTATACGTACCAAGTTTCAATGGCGCGTAACTCTGATTTTTAGCTGATGCACTAATTATTCCCATAAAATCTTCTAAGAATTTATCTTCAATAGGGAATACGGGCCTATTTATTTCTGGAAGGCAGAATATAGCTCTTGAAAAAACATTATGATTCTTTCCATCTCTACTACGATAAGTACCAACTAGACTAATAGATATACCATTTTCTTCAATAGGGACGATTTCATCATCTTCGAATTCATCCTCATTTACTATTTCCGTCAATTCTATAGGTTTTCTCCAAACCTTTTCAATCATACCTATGATCCATTCATCGCCTAAGGCTTGAATTGCAACCAGTCTACCTACTCGTGCTTTTTGCAATTTTTGACTATCAGTTACTCTAATTGTTAGGCGAGAGCTTTCTACGCTACGAACCTCACCAATTGAATAGTCTTCATTAAAACTAAAGATGCTCATAGTTACGCCTTATTCAATGAATTCAATAAGAAATGGGTCTAACTCCCATAAGGATTTTTTAGAATAGTACTTTTCTCCGTTAAAGTAACATTCTGACCCATCATCCTTTTTCGAGATGGCTATAATATGCTTGTGATCACGTATTAACGATTCTATGCTCGGAGTAAGGCCTCGAGTCAGAATTAACGTGGGCATTCCATCACGCAAACGGTTTTTTATAACCCCTTGCAAATGCACATCGTTAAAACCAAAGCCAAGGCATAGTAAAGAGTTTGTTTTACTTAGTACCGCATTCATCTCTGTTCGTATACTATCGAATAGAGTGTTTGTTAAAGCATCTTCATATTTTGATGGCCCAGGGATAACTATTGCTTTATCTATGCAGCTTGTATCATTTGTTACTTCTACTGGACCATTTTCAGTTTTGTTCCACGTAATTGAACCATGTGGTTTATAAATTCTTACAGTTAAAGATGGTTGATGTTTTTTTATTCTTTTTCGTCCATCTATAACATAGCTCAGTTCGTACTGGGTTAAAAAAAGATTTTCTTTCCTAGGTTTTCTGTACCTGTAGCCGCTAAATCCTGTATCTATAGGAAGAGATGCAATGTCACAAAAAAGTTCAACTAATGTATCGTAGTTTGTTGTTATAACTGCAATGCTTTCAGCATTTTGTGGAGCACCATGAAATAATTTCCTTAATAATCTAGGTAAGGGTAGTGATTGATGAGATGATTGAGATTGTATAATTTCTTCAGCTATTTTTGTTCTTTCTAAAATTAATCTCGCTGTTTCCTTTCTTAAGCCGTCAATGATTTCATTTCTGCCATCACTCCCTAAAGATATAGTATTTAATCCATTCTCCAAATTATCTCTTATCCTTTCTAAGGAAGTTTCCCATGTTTTCCTAATACTATCATTCGTAAGATAATCAGGAATGGTTTTAATTAGATGACTTCCAAGCTCGCTCATTCCTGGAAGGTTATAACCACATGAGAAACCTGAACCAACTAATACTGTTGGGGTTGCCCTTATAAGAGATTGAATTGCTTGATAGCATTCTTCAGGAAGATCGTTATCCATAAACCCTTCTTGGTTCAATTTAGAGAACTTATTCGGTCTTTTTTGGTAAACAATCTATAAATTATATGATCTTGAATGTTTTTACTAGGATTTTTCTTATAAAATAAATTTATTATTTATCAATGATTTAATTTGATTATTCGTTAACAAACTTACCCCACCAAGCCATCAACTCAACGCGTTTGATAAGGTATGTTGAACGATTATATGCTTTACGCACCTCATTTTTATCGGTATGAGCTAGTGCAGCCTCTATAACATCAGCGTTAAAACCAGCTTCGTTTAAAGCAGTACTTGCAATAGAACGCATTCCATGAGCAACAAGCTTTCCACCGTAGCCAATTCTCTTTAACGCAGCATTAGCTGTTTGACTATTCATCGGTTGTTTAGGGTTATTCCTGCTAGGGAATACATATTCACGATGAGCACTGACTGGCTTCATCACGTCCAAAATCTCCAACGCCTGAAGTGATAAAGGAACAACGTGCTCACGTTTTGCCTTCATCCGTTCAGCTGGAATCGTCCAAAGCTTTGCATTAAGGTCAATCTCTTCCCACCGGGCACCAGAAGCTTCAGATGGCCGTACTAGGGTCAGGAGCTGCCATTCGATCAGGCAGCGAGTCGGAACAGATAAATTAGACATTACTAACGTACGCATCAGATTTGGTAACTCTTCAGGTCGCAGCGTTGGCATATTCTGCTTTTTAGGCTTCTCAAACGCCATACCAACACCAGAAGCAGGATTTGCATCAATCAGCCCGGTATTAACTGCATAAATCATAATTTCGTTAATGCGCTGTACCAGCCGGCGAACAGTTTCAAGAGCACCACGAGCCTTAATCGGTTCCAGTGCCTCTACAAGCTTGCGAGCTTTAATCTCCTGCACGGGAATCTCGCCTATGGCAGGGAAAACATCTTTCTCAAGAGAACGCCAGATATCCTTAGCGTAATCCTGTGTAACGCTAGACTGTTTCAAAATAAACCAGTTAGCGGCCACGGTTGAAAAAATACTGTCTAACGCGATCTGCTGCTGTTCTGAGACTTGTTCAGCCTGTGTCTGTGGGTCAATGCCGTTAGCGAGTAAGGAGAGGTAATCAGCGCGCAGGCGCCTTGCATCTGCTAGTGAAAGGGCAGGGAAGGCACCGAGGCCCATCATGGTACGCTGCTTTGTCGCTGGCCTTTGATAGCGAAAGCGCCAAAGCTTCTTTCCGGTAATTTTCACAACCATGAAAAGCCCATCACCATCATGTAGAGTCAAATCTTTATCTGTGGCTTTGGATCGAAGAACTTCAGTGTTGGTGAGAGGGCGCGTAGTCCTTGCCATGCGGAGCATTCCTGCGTGAATTGGTATACGTTATTGGCATACATCTTACCGTATACCAATACGTATACCAATTATCGCTGGATTTGGCTGGATCTCTACGGACTACTACAGACGTAAAAAAGCCCGCGAGGCTGGTTCCAAGCGGGCTTTCAGGACTTTCCCGGACGTATCCGGTACATAATGTGGTGGAGCTGGCGGGAGTTGAACCCGCGTCCGAAATTACTACACCGTCGGCACTACATGCTTAGTCAGTTTTTACATTCGCCGGTTAGCTGCGAACAGACACG